GACCCATCGACGCGAACTTGGCTAGGGGAATAACCCCATGACCAGGTACACGAGCTTTTTCAGAGCGGCATGCTTGAACAGCCTTATCCAAATGAGGCCAATTCTCGCACATCGTTCTGATGAGCTTGTTAGAGACACGGTCGGATGCTTCACTCAAGTCGAGTGTCGCTAAGGTCCCGTTTATAGACCCGTCAAGAGCCATACGCTGATTAGGCGTTTGGTCCTTGAATCCGAGCATGTGAGTCAGGTTGTTATCCTGACCCAAACCATGCAAGATCTCAGGAAGGAGCGCCTGCTGTGCGTACTGCATAGCAGTTGGCTCAATCCCAATAATCCTGGGTGTCTTTAGCGTTTTAGGAACAGAAACTACCTTGACGGGAGTTTCTGAACCGGGTTCGAGGATGTCGATCTCGTGTAACTGGTCATAGAAACGCCAGTTAGGAAGGAGAAACTCCCCGGCGGGGAGAATTTCTTCCAGACGAGCGGTCCAAGTACGCTGGTTCCACTTTTGGTTTCCCAAAAGTTTATCAGCGGTCACGCCCGGACCATGCTTTGGCATAAGTTCAAGGTTGTAGATTTTATGGTCTACTTCCGAGAACACTCTGCTATAAAGCATATCCGACATAGATTTAAATCTGGCCAACAGTTGGTCAGAAATAGTCTTGTCGAATTCCTTGACATCCTGCTCACACTCGATGTACCCACGCATAGCCTTTCTCTGCCGTGCACTAGTGCACTTTAGAGAAATCTTGCCAAACATCAACGTTAGTTGACGTATAGCAAGAATGGAATCTATGCATGGTTCGTCGAGTAACGCACCATTGTGCGTATCAAACACACGTCCGAGGTAACCTCCCAGAAATAGAGGGAGGGGTCCTCCAGTCCGAGGGATTCTTGCGAAACCCGGGAACTGATGCGGGCACACCTGCTTCTGGTCAAGGCATTTTTCAACAGCCTTGCCAAACTCAGGTAGGGATATCGTGAGAAACGATACCCCCTCGTGTTCGGTACGCGCCATGACAGTTTTAATGTCATGGGTGGCGCTAGTGCAACATCTGATAGCCGATTCATTGGCTATCTCTTTCCAGAGTCGCAACAGGCTTTTCAATGATCCCTCCTTAAATAGAGGTGGTCATTCCTGGCCTGATGCCACAGGCAATCGATAATAGAACCGTAGCCGAACGGACGCGCCTAACTGTTTAAAGGTTTGCGCGCTACCCGTTACGGTTGTGGTTCTAGCAATTTGCCACAAAAATCAACAACAGTGTTGAGAGTTGTGTTATCGAGGACCAGAGAGAGAGCAAGGAGTACCAAGCCCATGAAGAGGACGACATGTTTTCGATTTATAGAAAACGTGAACATCCCCGACACGGTCAAGGTATTTTCCTTTACTCGCTCTCTCTTAGGACTCACCAGCGAGTAGCTTGCTGATGAGCAGATCCGAAGACGCGGAGAACTGGGTCTTGAAACCCGTGTAAACCGCGAGAGCCTCGG